TTGGTAAGATTAGCTGCACAAGCTAGACAAGATTACCTAGTACAATCCTTGGACGAACGTGTAAAAACCGCTACAAAAAGGGCGCAAGATTTACAGGCAACCAATATGCCTAATGTTGATCGTGCTCAGATAAACAAGCAAGCTAGAGACATAGTAGAAAGCGCACTTGTTACAGCAAGAAAAACGGAAAACCAACTTTGGTCCGGTGTGAAACGTGATTTAACGGTGAGGGCCGATAATACTCTTGAAGCATTTAATGACGTAAAAGCTTCTCTTGCTTCTGGTGAGGAGTTACCGGCACCACTTAAAGCAGTTATAAAAGATATTAAGAAAGACCAGAAAAAGAAAAAGCTTGGTAAGGGTGAGACTACAACTGGCAACCTGTTAAGGACTAGAAGCCGTTATTTAGAACTTGCTAGAGAAGCTAGGGCGCAAAGCAAATTTGGTGACGCAAGGATGTATTCCCAAGTTGCTGATGCAATGTTAAAAGACTTAGATCCGGTCACTGGTGATATAGCTAAAACAGCAAGAACATTCTCAAGGGAACTTAACAAGAAGTTTACTCAAGGATTTGTGGGTAAGACATTAGGCTTTGATCGTGATGGCGGTATAACTGTTGATCCTACTCGAACATTAGATGTTGCAAAAACTGGTCAAGATCAACAAACATTACTTAATTTGCAAGCATTACGAAATGCAGCGGGTGATCAATCTGGTGATATGAGCCAGTTGCAGCAAAATTTTCTGCAATCTTTTGCAAATAAAGCGACAAATTATGATGGATCTATAAACCCACAGGAGCTTGATAGGTTTATCAAGTCTAACGCTCAAACAATACAAGACTTAGGTTTGACCGACTCTTTTAGAAGCACTGAAACAGCCGCACGATTAGCTGAAAGAGTAACCAAGCAAGCCCAAGATGGGACTAAGTTTGCAAGAACAAAGTCTACTACAGCCAAGGTTCTAGGCACAAACAATGTAAACGATTTTGTTTTAAACGTTTTAAAATCAAATGACGTTGCAGGGGGCATCAGGGATGTTTCTAGGCTTGCTAAGAGATCAAGAGATCCAAGTGTTATGGATGGCCTAAGATATGGTGTGTACGAGACACTATTAGACAGTGCCTCTACTGGATCAGGAATGATATCCGGTAATAGGCTTGAACAAATATTAAATGCAAAAACAGGTAATCAGACTGTTAGGCAGAGCTTAATGGTAAACGGCTTGTTTAACTCACAGCAAATGAAAAACGTTGATCGTTTAATAGCCAAGACAAAAGAGTTTGAAAGCGCATTGGCAAACACAGATCAGTTTGAAAACCTATTAGGCAAAGAAGATATATTCTTTGATCTTTTATTAAGAATAGGTGGTGCAAACTTAGGCGGTTCTAGTGCGCTAGGACAGGCCGCGGGTGCTCCATTGGTGTTAGCAGGGGCAGGGGTAAGAACCGCACAAAAGGTTTTCGACAAGATGCCAAAGCTCAGAGTTAAGACCATTCTTGCTGAAGCAATAAAAGATCCAAAGTTAATGGCTGATTTATTAGAAAGACCTACTACGGCAAAACTAAAAGCTGCACGAAATAAAAGGCTAAACGCTGTTTTGGTGCAAGCGGGAATATTTGACGGTTCAGAATTACTAGAAGAGGAATTTGAATAATGGCTAAGAACACCATAGCGCAATATAGTGCTACGGCTTCATCTAACACCGATGTAGCCAACATTGACATAGATGAGGGTATGGCTCCTAGCAATGTGAATAACGCTATGAGGGCTATTATGGGGCATCTCAAAGACATGGATGTTGGCACAAGCGCATTAACCTCACCGAATTTTACAGCGTTTAAAATTGGTGGAACAACGATTACCGCAACTGGCGCGGAGCTAAACTTTGTCGATGGTGTGACAAGCAATATTCAAACTCAACTAAACAGCAAGTTAAGCACTTTAGCTTTGTCTGATTTAGGTGTTACGGCTACAGCGGCAGAGTTAAATAAATTAGATGGTGCTACTGTAACTACTGCGGAAATTAATTACAACGATGTTACGACGTTAGGCACTTCTCAAGCAAGCAAGGTGGTTACGGCTGACGCAAATGGAGATGTTAAGTTTTCTAACTCAACCATTGAAACGGTTTTTATTTTAACAGGCACTGCGCTTGATCCCAACAACGGGACAATGCAGGTTAAAACATTGAGCAGCAATGTCACATTTACCGACAGTTTATCAAGCGGTGAGAGTATGTCTTTGTCACTTATAAACGGATCATCTCACACTGTTACCTTCCCAACTATAACTTGGGTTTCTAAAGCAGGGAATAATGCGCCAACGCTGACTGCAAATGACACCTTGGTTTTTTATAAAATATCGTCAACGCTGTACGGCGTTTATGTTGGGAGTTCTGCATAATGACTAATTGGAAGAGAACCTTGTTTAGCTCTGGTGGTGGTGGTGAGACTACATGGGGAGTTCAGTTGCGGAACACTGCGTCGGCAGGTGACTATGATCGTATGGGTTTAACGGTGGGTGATGATGGTTCAGTTTATGTAGCTGAAGGATTTGTAAGTGGTTATGGAGAGAGTACTTACGCAACTAATGTTATAAAAGTTGATACAGATGGTGCGTTTCAGTGGAGTAGGCGTTTAAGTGTTTCTGGCAACAATACCCCGTATTGCAGATACCCTATAATGCTAGATGGCTCTCCTGTTTTGCTGGGTGTAACTCAGGACTATTTAATAGGTTCATCACAGGAAGGTATTGCTATAAAGTTAAATCCAACAACTGGCGCAAATACTTGGGCAGAGCATTACGGGAAAAGCGGTACAACCTATAATCCTTCCATTGGTCACGGTAGTCCGGGGGGAGTACAAAGCGGAAATATTGGCCTGTTTACGTTTAATGGCTCACAGCCTAAGACACAGAGGGTAATGGTGAGGTTTAACAGCTCTGGTGTGATACAAAGCTCTAATATGGCAACATTTTCATTATCAGCAGGCAAAGAGCAAGGTCTTCTTTATTCAGGGGTTGGGCCAAGTGACGCGATATTTTTAAGTGGTTATATTGAACAAAACTCTCCATCCTATGTGGGGAATTTTACGGTTCTTAATTCCACTGGTTCAAGTGTAACATGGAACGCTAGTGTAAAGTTTTCTAGCAGCAGTTATTACGCTGAAGGCATGGGTGGCTGTATGGACAGTGCTGGGAACGGTTACCACACTGGAAGAATTGGCGGTTCAGGTCAGGTTGGTACTTATTTCGTTAAGTTTCCATCGGGTGGTGGTAGCTTGTCGTGGTCTAACTGCTATTATGAGACTTCGGGGCAGCAGCCGCTTATAAGAACAAGAATAGTAACGGACGACACTTCAGTTTTTGGGGGTGGATATGGTGGTGATCCAAGCACTAGTGCGTCAGGGGCTTGGTTAAGTTATGCGACTTCTAACGGCAGCTTAAATTACCATAAACTTGTGCGGATGAATAACAATGGCTCTTGGATAAGAGATATAGCTTTATCAAATACTGGTTTCTTATATTTGTTGGGTACTGATTACAGCGTTTCACCAACAGGGATGTTCGTTATGAAGGTATCTGTAGATGGCCTTGATAATGGCAGTTACGGAGACTTTGATATTACTGACGCAAGTCGTAGTAATGGGACGACTCCTATTTATAACTCAGGCTATACTCCTTCTATATCAAATGAGGGAATGACTGACCTAACTGATACTCCCACTAATAATGCTTCTACAGGTACTTGGACAGAAACCTTACAGAGTTTTGCTTAACAGAAAGGAACTAAAATGTACGTTAAAATTTCAAACGGGGCAGTAGAGCAATACCCTTACACGCTTGGTAATTTGCGCCGTGACAATCCCAACACATCTTTCCCTAAACGCCCAAGCGATGAAATGCTTGTTGATTGGGGCGTTTATCCTGTTACTGTACAATCTGGGACATCTTTCAATCACGCAACTCAAAAACTTGCACACGCAGAAACCCCTACGCTTGTGAACGGTGTATGGACATTGGTTGAAAGCGTGGCTTCTCTTACGGCAGAAGAGGCAACGGTGGTTAGCAATCTTGCAGCACAAGACAATAGAGACTTGCGTGATAGACTTCTCGCTGAGACAGATTGGGTAACAATACGTGCTAAAGAGCTTGGTCAGACTGTACCTGAAAATTGGTACACATATCGCGGTGATTTGCGCCAAATTCCTGAACAAGATGGATGGCCTCATAATATAACTTGGCCTACAAAACCGGAGTAAGCCAATGAACAAACCTACATTAGCAAGTTTAGATAAAAGGATGGTCAAGGTGGAAACGCAACTAGAAGAACGTTGGAAAGAGACCATACTAAGAATTAAAAAACTAGAGAATATATTAATCGGATCAGCGGGTGCTATGATCCTGATGCTGATTACCATTATCACCAGAATGTAAATGGACCCAATTACCGTGACAGCGGCAATTAGTGCCGCGTCTTCTGCTGTAGGTTATTTAAAAAAAGCGGTAAATGCGGGGAGGGAAATGCAAGATTGCGTGGGCCAACTTTCCCAATGGGCTTCCGCAATGTCAGACCTCAATCATATAGAGCAAAAGCATAAGCAGAATAATATTCCTTGGTGGAGAAAAATGTCTGGTTCTGTTGAAGCTGAAGCCTTGGCAGTTTTCGAGGCCAAAACTAAAGCGGATCATATGAGGGAAGAATTATACTCTTTTTTGAGCGCACATTGGGGGCCAAGCTACGTCAAAGAACTTAAAAAGATTGAAGGTCAAATTCGTAAGCAACGCAAAGAACAGCTTTATAAAAAACAGGAAGCATTAGAAAAATTAATTACGTTCGGCGCTACGATTGGTTGTTTGATAATTGGCGGTGCTA